AAAAGTATTGAGTATGTAGGCAAGGAGATATTAGAGTTTAAGGTAGAGCAAAGAACTTTTAATAATAAACTTGATGGTAAGATTGATAAGATTCTGGATGCACGATGAAAAAAGATACTATAGCCGTACTTGATATGTTGATGCACCGCGTCGAACGGTTACTGGGAGAAATAATTAAGGAACATAAGCGGTCTGCGGATGTAAGTGAGAGACATATTCAGGATTTATTATTAGCTAAGGTAGAGATACAAGATATTATTGAAAGGGAGGTGTGAAATGGCGAATGTTGTAACTTTATTTAGTATCATTGATAGTATTAAATCATCAATAGAAGCATTCCTCCTCGAAGGATTATCAATTTCATCTATCCGTAAACTTCTTGAGTCTATCGTTAAATCCGTAGAGCACTTTAGCTCTGAGTTCTTCAAGGGTAAAGATAAAAAAGAAGCTGCCCTCGATATCCTTGATGAAATATACTTAATTTCCAAAATTAACATACCTATATTAAGTCAAACGATGGAAAGAACTATACTTCGCTGGATTGCCGGCATTCTTATAAACTCAATCGTTAATAAATTTAACGCTACCGAATGGAAATAATATGTTTAAATTCTTAGGCTATCTTGTCAGCATTGTAGATAAACTTACTCCCGGGCGGAAAGAGCAATTACGCAACAAATTAGACCATTGGGAAAAAATTCTTTCTCATTCTTTACTATACAGAGAGGATTTACAAGCAGCCGCAGCCCGTAAGGAATTAAAAAAACTGCGGCAGAGGATTTCAGATTTAAGCTAAAATGAGAAAACTTTTACCTATAATAATTTTATTATTATCCGGTTGTTTCTTCACGGCCTCCAAACAGCCGGCTGTTCTTACCTCTTCCCAGCAACAATGGACTGTGCCTAAAGGCGTTGAATTTCAAGCTCTTCAACTGCCAGCCTACAAAGAGCTTACTAAGTTTATCGCTGATGAGGACTTAGCTGTTCTTTACAAGGGGAGTCTCTTGGAACTTGAAGAGGAAGCTAATAGGAGGGTGTTTAAAACGGCAAGGGCTAAGAAGAAAGAAGGTACTCTTTTAGGGATAATAGGCTCTATATCCGCTCTATTAGCGGGGTTAGCAGGTAAGAAAATAATTAAAAAGAAAGTGAAGAAATGAGCATTTTAGGTAAACGCTTTGTGTTTGGCTGTGTCGCAGTTGTTTGCGTTAGTATTACTGCTTGCCTACTAAAGTATGACGGCGAGATATACTTTAAACTCATTGGAGTAATTGCTGGGCTTTTTCTAACGGCTCAGACAATTACGGATTCTTTAAAGAAATAAAGGAGAAATATGGCACTAACACGAGATGCAATAATTACTGAGGTAATGAATGAGACGAAGAGGACGGATAAGCAAACCCGATTAGAAGCAATTTTTCCTGATATTTTATATCGTATGAGTAGAGCCGTTACTCAAGACGGTGAACCCATACCTTTGCAGGATTTAAAAACAGACGGGTCTTTATCAATCGTGGATGGCAATTACTTTGTAGCCTTGCCTTCCGATTTTGTCTTTCAATACGGCGAACCTGAATTGCTTTATGATACTGACAAGGGGAGGATATTAACTAAGAAGAGTTTAGAATGGATGAATTATGTTTATCCCAATAGGGCGAATAATACGAGCAATAAAAGTAAGCCTATTTATTATTGTTTAGAGAAAAATCGGTTTGACTTTGCGCCAATGAGCGATGCGAGCTATACCATAACCTTTCCATACACAAAAATTCACGGGACGGTTGATGATAACACGGATACTATATTATTTAGAGATACCTTTAAAGATGTAATTAAAGATTGGTTAAAGGCTCAACTCTTCGATGAGCTGGACGATTGGGATAAGAGAGACGGTTATCTTATGAGCGGCTTGAATACTCTAATGTCTTTAGCGAAAGTGGACAAGAGGAATGCCGAAGCGGTATTAATAACGGATTTCAACGATTTTTAAGGAGGTATTATGGAATATGTGAATTTAGGGAAGAAAGAGCCAAGTTATGATAGTCCGGTAGAAGTTTCTAAAAAATCAAAACCGCAAATATATTATCCTTCGTTTTATTGTGAAAAAGAATTACCGATAGGCGGTAAAGATGTAGGGAAAGAAATTACAGCAGTGGTAAAGTTAAAAATTACTTCCGTAGAAAAAAGAATTAAGGATGGAAAAGAACCTAAATATGATTATCGTTTTGATGTTTTAAAACTTAAATTCCCCGGAAAAGATGTATCTTCCGTAGAAGGTATGAAGGAAACATTAAGTAAAATTTAAGGAGGCAAATATGAAGAAATTGTTTAAATGTATATTGATGATAGCACTTGTAGTCGGGAGTTGTCAAGTAACTTCTTTTAAAATATATGCATTTTCCTCGCTCTGGGAAGACGATGATTCAAGGGTTGACGGAAGTATAAATACAATGGACCAGGTTGACGATTTTATAAACATTCTCTCTAAGGATATTCACGAGAGAATACTATCAATAGACGGAGAAAGCGTTAAGATTGGAAGCGCTAACTGGACTGCTGCAGGAACAACCTGCGATAATTTAGGAACGGTAAGCGATGGTGCTGTGAATCTAACCTCATTAAGTTTTGAAGGCTCTATTGCCGATGCTTTTGAAACTTCTGTTACGGTTACTAATCCAACGGCAGATAGAACTGTTACTCTGCCAGACGCTAATAGTGTAACTCTGCCGACAGGCGCGGTATTTTTTATGCTTACGGGTTCGTGTCCTCCTGGGACTACAGATGTTACCGCTACTTATGCAGATAGGTTTCTTAAAGTAAATGCTACTCAGGGAACTACAGCGGGGCCGACATTAACAGGAACATCAGATAGCCATACTTTGACTACGGCGGAGATACCTGCGCATACGCATACTCAAGCCAGCGGTGATGGATTAACAGGACAAGGCAGTCTCGTTCATGCTGCGAATGGCATTATATACCAAAATACAGCAACAAGCTCAACAGGCGGCGGCGGCGGACATACCCATACTTTAAGCGCAGCGACTACATTAGAGCCTAAAAGTTTCACGTGTAAGATGTGTTCAGTTAACTGATAGGAGAATAAATGCCAGTAAGAACGCGAAAGAATATTTTACCAAATTGACCAAGTTTATTTCTTTTACGCAAGGAGTCGTGGAATTTACAATGTTCACTTTGATTAGTAAACAATTTAAGGTTCTCAATTCTATCATCATCAACTATACCGTTAATATGATGAATAACTTCTTTATAAAAAAGGCTCTGTTCGGTGAGTTAAAGAAGATACGACATATCTTCCACCTACTAAGAGCCTTTAGTTTACATAAAAAAATCGCACCTTCTTTAACTGGCAATATTATACCACATAACGGGAGTTTGTCAATATGGCTGTAAAGACGATGAAAGAAATGATTCCTCTATTAGTAAAGGGTTTGGATACTTCTGGGCCAGCGAGTTTTATTGACCCTCGTGCTTCCAGTGATATGCAGAATATGAGAGTTGAACGCACCCAAATAAAAAAGAAAGAAGGTTATTCAAAATTAGGAGCAACCTTAGATGGAGAGGTAGTTCTTCTAGGAGAGTTCGACAGAGAGGGGATAAAATACTTTTTCGCCGTAACAACTACGGAATTTTATTATTGGAATAATGCTGGCGCTGTTTGGGTAAATTATACAGGAGCAGGGTTAGCCTTATCAGGCGTGGTTACTCAGGCTTGCTCATACTCTGTTGCTAAGATAAGCGGTAAGAATATATTGGTATTTACTAACTATATAGACCCTATTAAGAAATGGTTAGGCTCTACGAACGACATAGCTGATTTAGGAGGAAACCCGCCAAAGCCTAAGTATATGCTTGGTTTCAATAGGTTTCTTCTATTAGCTTATATTAAGAGTGGAGTTAATATTTATCCTGAGAGAGTACAATGGTCGGATTATGACGACCCTGAGAGCTGGACGGAAGGAGTAGCGAGCAACGCGGGAAGTCAGGACTTGGATGATGGCAGAGAAATTACCGGTATATTTAGGCTTGGTAATAATGCTATAGTATCTAAAGACAATAGTATCTGGTTAGGATATTTAACCGGAGATGATAGAGTTTGGCAGTTTGAGTCTGTAGAGCGCAGGCTTGGGTTTCTTGTAGGAAATACAATCCAGGCAATTCCAGGGGCATTAGCTATGGGGCTTTCTAAACACGGGATAATTCAGTTTAACGGACTGAGAGGGCAACTTGTAGTACCTGGAATATTCGATGATTTAAGAGACTACGCTAATCCTCAATACATACATAAGTCTTTTGCAACAGTAGTAGCTGAATTAAACGAATATTGGCTTTTTATTCCTATAAGAGGACAAAATTACCCTACAAGGCTGTATAGATATAATTATGTAACCGGACAAGTATATAAAGATTTAGTAACCAACTTAACCGCTGCCGGCTTATGGACGAATGTTCAAAAAACTTTGATTGATTCTCTTACCGGGACGATAAATTCTTATACCGGCGTATTTGATGATGTAATTACAGACTCATTCTATCCTGTTTTAGCTTTAGGGGACAAAGACAGCAAGGTTTATACGTTTGATTATGACCTGACGAATGAGAATGGCGTTGCTATTGACTCTTATTGGTGCAGTTCTGATATAGTAGCTAACCCGGGATATTACTCCCATTGGACAGTAGTGTATTTTGAAGGATTAGGGAACGCAGTAAGCGTTTATTACTCTACTGACGAAGGTTCTACTTATACTTTGCTTGAGACAATAACCTTAACGAGTAGCATTGCTACTTATACTATTTATTGCGATATTTTTGCCGAGAAGTTTAGAATTAAGGTTGCTAATTCTACGATAAGCTCTACCTTTACTATGCGGAATTTATATTATAAACCGCCTATCAAGCGGGAGGCGATAGAGAGATGAGTTCAAGATTTGACGGTTTAGTTCTACCTACTATACCCTTGACAATGAAAGACGACCCTTTCATCTTGGATATGCACGTCTTCCTGCAGAATTTGGTAAGGACATTAAAGACAATCCCTGACGCTGAATTTCCTATATACCATAAAGTATTCGGGTTAGCTGACGATGCGACTTGGGATAATGTAAGAAATGGGATTTATGTTATTACCGCCGATAGCGGGGCAGGATACGCTGTGGCTCATTGTAAATATAATAGCGCCGTAACTTTACTACACAATAGCGCTAATTGGGTTAATACTGACACCGACACTAAATATTGCCTTATTGACAACACTACAAGCATAAGATTAAAAAATAGGTTAGGTTCGGCGAAAGAATTTGCCGTTATGATAATAACTATTGATTAAAATGCTTAGAGTAGACGAATTAACCAGAGATAATTTTAACCGTCTCGTAAAAGAAGCTCCCGAGAGCGAAACGAGGTTAATCCGTAAACATTTAATTGATGAAGGCATAGACCCTTTTGATTTTTTCCAGAAAAGAGCAATAGAAAAATCTTTACTATCTAATGGAAGGCCTGTTTATTTCGGAGCGTTAGTAAAAATTGATGGTAAGTATAATCTTTTTACCGTAGTAAACAAAGATGTTAAGGAGCAAAAATCTTTATATAAGCTATCAAAGCAGATAGTCAGCCAATGGGTTAAGAAGTATAAAACAATATACGCTAAAATGGATAAGTCTTTTGAGAAAAATCTATTTTGGACGAAGAAGATGGGGTTTCTACCCATAGAAGAAGACAATAAGTACATAACATTAAAAAAGGAGTAAATTATGGGATGCGGCGCTTTAGAAAAGGAAAAAAGTGTATCTTTAGAGCCAATGAAAGAACAATGGCAGAAAGACCTTCAAGGTCAACTCTCCCAAATGATAGCTCAATATCTTCCACAGTATGAGCCAGGTAAGGATTATCCAAAACTATCTTCCTTAATGACTCCTTCTACTTATGAACAACAAGGGTTAGATTATCTTCAAGATTATATCAGTGGAGGGATTAAACCGACTGGAGTTATGGGGCAAGCCGAAGGAGTGCTGAGTAAAACACTTGGCGGAGAGTATGACCCTTTTACGTCAGAGTATTATGAGTCGTTACGGAGAAATGTTGAGAAAGAAAGAAAACAGGCAATGAAATCTCTCAATCAGCAAATATCTAAGGCAGGGCTTGGAGGTTCAAGCTATAGAGCGGGAAGGATAGCTGATGTTGAGCAAGAGAGTTTTGATAGAGTGTCTGATATTTTAGCTCAATTACAGGAAACCGAAAGAGTTAATCAGCTCAATGCGATACAAACTGCTATGGGATTTTCGGATACTGCTGAAAGCCAAATCCAAAAGAAACTTTCAACAATAATGAACATAGGTTCTTTACCAAGATTACTGGAGGGCGTGGGATATGAAGATTTTATGAGGAAACAGGGCGAATATGGAAGTATGGTTGATTTAGCAAACCAACTATACCAATATAATATACCTTATGGAAAAAAATCTATGTCGTGGACGGAAGATTCTGGTTTGGCGCTTGGGCTGTCAAAAATGATGAGCATAGTAGACCCTGTTGGCTCTTATATGGGAATTTATAATATTCCTAAATCAGGAGATACTGCCCAGAGTATGCAAGGATTAGGAAAAGCAATGGAGTTATATTCTGCGTGGAAAGGCGTCGGAAGAGAAACTTCAGTCGGAGGATTAAATCAAGGTTCTTCTTTAAGCAGCATAGCTTATAAGGATATGACTAATCCTCAGTTTCAAACTGCTTGGCAAAAGTATCAAAATCAATAAGGAGAAATGAGCATCAAGGTTTTCTCTAACAACCTCTTTCAAGAAATGGAACTAATGAATATAATAATTTAGCAATTGCTTGTCGCAGTTGTAATTGTAAAAAGCATAATAAAACCATTTTGGAGTTTCTTGAATATCAAGAAAGAAGGAGAAATTTTAGAATATGAGCAGTGTAACAGATTTAATAAATTTAGCTAATTTTCAGATAGAACAGGGGCAAAGGACAAGAAGGCAGGAAAATGCAAGTTTGGGGGCGCGATTAATGGCTCAAATTAAACAAAGTACTAATGACCGCCGCCAACAGGAAAATCAGAAAAAGCTATCTGATATGCTGATGAAACATGTTGGAAATTTAGAGCCAGAATATAAAGTAGATGCTCAAGGAAAAATAAGTGCTATATTCAAATCAAAGAAGTCAACTAAGGAAAGTTTTGCTGTTGCTACAAAAGAGGCAGGCGAAAGGATAACTGCCGGCGAGGATTTTGATGTAGTAGTAGGTGAACTGCAATCGGGGTTTCCTTCTAATTATAGAGGAACTACTGAAACATACTTAAGGAAATTTGAATCTGCCAGAGAAAAGATAGAGCAAGAGGAGAAAGAAAAGAAAACTCAAAAAGAAATAGAGCTGAAGAAAGCAGAAAGAGAAGAGAAGTTTAAAGCATTTGGGAAAAAGATTGGTGGTATTTCAGAAGCTCTTGACCCCTTTGCTATCGCTAAGCCATTTGTTTCACGTTTTATGAGCGGAAGAAAAAAATCAGAAAAATTCACAGTTGGAAAAATTATAGAAAAAGACGGAAGAAAATATAAATACATTGGAAATGATAAATGGGAAGAAGAATTTTAACGACAGAAGAATTATTCCGAGACAAAAAGGTTTTTACCACCGAAGAATTATTCGGCCCGCCGACTCAAAGGGATTTTATAGACTCTACTATAGACGAAGTAGTTAATTTTGGTTGGCCTAAAGATGAGGATTTTCGCTCCCTCCTGAAAGAAACCGCCGCTCACGAAGCTCATTACGGAGAGCTTGACTCTAAAAACCCTATGCGGGTTGATGATATTACCTATCGCAATTTTGAACAAGAGCCTAAAATACTACCTTTATTGAAAGCGTTAGGAGCTAAAGTAGAAAAAGGCAAGATAGATAGAGAAGATTTAAAAACCAACATAGTAGTAGGGGCTATGAAATATAACTGGAAAGATAAAATTTCAGAAGGTTCAAGACAATTTAAAGCTTCTCCTGTCCAAGAGGAAAGGGCAGCCCAATGGAAAGAGATATATAATACCATAGAAGGGAAAGGAACATCTGAAAAATTCCTAAAGAGTCTTGAGAAATTTAATATGAGGGAAAAACCATATTCATCCTTATTTGATTTCTTAATTCCTTCCGCCGAAGCCGCTGAAACTACCAAGCCAAAAATATTTACCACAGAAGAGTTATTTGGGGAAAAACCTCCTGAGAAGAAAATATTTACCACAGAAGAGTTATTTGGAGATAAGAAAGAAAAATCATTGATAAGCGATATTTACAATGGTGTTCAATCTGGATTGTCAAGCACTTGGGCGAATGTCGCAAGAACTCCCGCGGCAATGTACGACTTAGCCGCTATCCCTCAAAATTTCTTAGTAAAAGCATTAGGAAAGCCTGAGTTGCAGGTTAAGTCTCCTGAATGGATGATGAATAATCCCATAGCAAAAACTTATGATTTTTACGCTAACCAATTTGAAAAACAAATAACTCCTACGAAATCATTAGAGGAAGCATTTAAGACTAAAGATTTTAGCAATGTCGGAAGACATTTGGCGATACAAGTTGCTAAAAATGCGCCTCAACAGTTAGGTATAATCGCAAGCTACTTAGCAGGTTATCCCCGAATAGGATTAGCAGGAATGGGTATGCTTCAAACTACTCAAGCGCTACAGCAAACAAGAGATAAAGACCCGGCTATGGCTGCTTACAATGCTCTTTCTCAAGGAGTTATCGAGGCAGGATTTGAAAGTATCGGAACTATGGGGATTTTAAATAAATGGAGCAATGTATTAAGAAAAAGTTTTGGTACTAAAACCGCTAAACAAATTATAGGTGATGTTTTTAAAACCGTATTTCATTCAGCGATTGGAGAAGGTAACGAAGAATGGTGGACATCTTTGGCTCAAGATTTTTCCAGTGTTGCTACGGGGATAGATAAAGACGCTCTTCAAGGTTCATTGCCAAGAGCATTAGAGAGCGCGGCAGTTGGGGCAATATCCGGTACTCTAATGACTGCCCCCACAACAGTAGGGACAGGTATTAAAAGCGCTGAGTATAAAAAACTTTCTGATATTGAACAACGGCAGCCAGAAAACATTTTAGGGGCTCTTAAAGTAGAACCGAAACCTACCGAAGTCCCTAAAGCTGCCCCTGTAACGCCAGAGGCTCTAGGTGAGGCGATCCCCCCTGAATTAGAACCATTGGATGTTGAGGCAAGGAAGTATAAGAGTGCGGAGGATATATTACAAAAAGGTGGTATTCCAAATCCACAAAAAAGTATTGATTGGATTAAAAATATCATAGAAAAAAATGCTGATGAAAAAACGATAAGAAAGGCAATAGATATTTTATCAAGTGAGAAATCCAACCCAATGACAAGACGAGCTTTTGAATTTATTATAGGTAAGAAATTACCTATAACACAAATAGAAAGCAAAACTGTTTTAGAACAAATAGCGGGATTACAATCAGATAAACAATGGCTTACTGTAGGAGAAGTTAAAAAAGCAGTTGGAGAATTAGAAGGAAAAATGGCTTTTCTTGATAGAACTGGAAGAAGTTGGAAAGCTGGTTTTAAGTCGTATATGACCAAAGAAACGCCAGTAAAAATTATAGGAATAGATGGCAATTATGTCGCCTATAAATATGTGGGCGACACAGCCGAACATTTAGCACACATAGACGATATTAGAGATATAAAAATTGGCGGGAAATCTATTTTAGAAGAAACGATAAATAAAACCAAATCCCAACTCACCGATATATGGAATAAAGCACAAGAAGTAAAGCCAGCAAAGAAACCAGAAGAAGGGCAAGCGTTAATCGAAGAAGCAAAGAAGTACAAGTCAGCGGAAGAAGCAACGATGTGGCAGAATATAGAACTAAACGATGCAGTTAGAAAACTTAAAGCTGCCAGAAAAAGGTTGAGGAGAGCGCTACGACAGGAATCTGGAGAAGAACAAGGAAAAGCAAACGATGCCATATTAGAAGCAGAAGTAAATCTTAGAAACGCAGCTGAACAGAGTGGAATGTCATACGAAAAATATGATAAGTTGGTGGAAGAGACAAAGATTACACATACAGAAGAACTCGCCGACATCTGGAAGAAGGCGCAGGGGGAAGATAAATTCCAACAACTAATGGCACTTTCAAGGAAACCTTTACAATTAGTTGAAAAGATAGAAGAAATTAAAAAGACAACAGGAGAAGAAAGAGAAAAATGGATGGTTGTTCTAAAAAGGTTTGAAGAAGCTACTCGGCCAGAAGAAAAAATTAAGATTGAAAAACCAGTTAAAAAGAAAAATCTTATTCCTTTAGTAAAAAGTTTAGGAGGTATAAATCTGTCTAAAGCTAAGAGTGCAGGATTTACCTATCAAAGTTTCAAAGAATATGGGTTGTTATCTGTTTTAAAAAAAGAGGGCAGAGGGATAGATGATATAGCAAGCGAACTGGTAAGTATGGGCGAACTTATTGTTTCAGAAGGACAAAATCCATCAGATGCTTTAATGGAAGCCTTGCAGGAAAGAATATCTCCTATAAGCGAAGTAGGGAGAGGTGCGGGCGGAGCTATGATAGCCGCCGCAGGTGTAGTAGGAAAGGGCGGATATGGCACTATTGAGCCAAGTGAAAAGTTTGTCCAAAAACGAGAGAAAGGAAAAATAGCTAAAACAGATTATTCTAAGATAGCAGAAGAAATGCCTGTTGAGAAATTCAGCGTTATGGATGAAGTGTTAAAATTAGTTTCTCCGGCAACCCGTAAGGGAGCTTTGATAGGAAAAAAAATACTTAGGAAGAATATATCTGAATTAGCCCATAAAGACGCTGTAGCAATAGAAACCTTACAAAAATCTCACGCCGCTTTTAAGTGGATGAATAAAGAGGATACTTTGGATTTTATAGATAGGATGGAAGAAGGTAGGGAACAAAAGGTTTCTAAACTGCAAGGAATATCTAAAATCTTTAGAGAGTTGCTTGACGGTAGAAGGACAGATATTCAAAATTTAGGTAAGGGGCATTTAGAAACATTCATCGAGAATTACTTTCCTCATATATGGAAAGACCCTAAGAAAGCTAAAGACGTTATATCGTCTATAATGGGAAAGAAATGGCTTGAAGGAACAAAGTCTTTTCTGAAGAAACGAGTTATTGTGTCCGTCAAAGACGGAGTTAACAGAGGGCTTGAGTTGGTAAGCGATAACCCTGTTGATTTAGTGCTATTAAAATTGCACGAGATGGACAGATACATTATGGCTCAAAATATCATCAGAGATTTGAGAGAAAGAAATTTAATCAAGTTTGTTTACTCGCGAGGAGGAAAGAAACCTGACGGGTATATAAAGGTAAACGATAATGCTTTTACGGTTTATATGCCTCCTGAAATTACGAAGAAAGACGCTTACGACAGCATTATGGTTGATCAGCTTATGGACGTTGCTCAATCATTAGGGATAGACACTAAGCGGTTTGTAAGTATAGGCGGTAAAAGATTAGGTTTTATAAAATGGTCGCCTCTATACCCCGGTGAAGAGCAAGTAAGAACAAGATTTACCTCTCCCGAAAGCGTTTTGGCTCACGAGATAGGACACGTTTTAGGGATTAGATATAAACTCTATGATTTATTGGGCAGAAGAAATGATGGAGAGTGGAAAGTACACGAAAAGGGAAAAAATATAGGAGTTCGATATTTTGCACCCTCTAAAGACGCAGTAGAATATAGAAGGATAATAGATGAACAATGGAGAGCTTTGGCTGACGCAAGATATAAAAGTTTAAAAGTCGCTAAAGGATTTCAGCAATATGTAAGAAAAGCGAGGGAAAAAGAAGCCGTTATGCTGGAAGCTATGATCCACGCACCCGAAGAATTTAATAGAGTTGCGCCAGATTTATATAAAGTATTTAAGGCTTTTCTTAATAACCATAGTGAGCTGCGTCCGATACTTGACATTAGGCCTTCTTTGGTATTAGGAGAGAATGAAGCTAAAATACCTGTGCCTGGATTTACTACATTAGGACATTATTATTCTCCTGAACCAGTAGCCACACTTATCAACAATTATCTTTCCCCGGGACTAAGAAATAATAATAATAAACTTATAGCCGGTGGATATAATCTGTTACGAGGAGCGGGAAATGTATTAAACCAAGCACAATTAGCATTCAGCCTTTTCCACGGATTAAATGTTACAACTGACATGATAGCTTCTACCTCCGGCTTAGGATGGCGTAAGCTTCAAGTTAGAGGTCAAAGGATTAAAGGGCTTACTGACATTGCTACTTCACTCATAGCTCCGATTACTGTTATATGGAATGGAGCAAGGATAAGGAAAGCATATACCCAACAACTTGATTCTATCACTAACCCAAAAATGAGACAAATGGTAGAAGCTATTATTGCGGCAGGCGGAAGAGATAGAATGGATGTATTCTATTATAATAATCAGATCAAAGCACTAGAGAAAACCTTTTCCGATATTGCGAAAGGAGATGCCTTTACTAAAATAAAAAGCAGTTTAAAGCTGCCATTTAATTTATTTGGCGCTACATTAGAGGTAGCCGCTAAGCCTTTAATGGAATGGTATGTTCCTACAGGGAAGATAGGTTTATTCGCTAAACTTGCTCAGCACGAAATGGAAAGAGCAGAAGCAGGACAAATAAACGAAGACCAATTATGGGAACAATTAACGCAAGTCTGGGATAGTGTTGATAATCGTATGGGGCAATTAGTGTATGATAATCTTTTCTGGGAGAAAACGACAAAAGATACTTTGATGTTGTCGACTAGAAGCGTTGGTTGGAATTTAGGTTCTTGGAGAGAGTACGGAGGCGCGGCTGTTGATTTAGTGACTACTCAGGAAAGAATTAAAAGAGGAGATATCTGGTTTAGCCATAAGATGTCTTATACGATAGGCGCGGTTACTCTTTACTCTATTTTAGGCGCAGTAATTACCTATATACTAACTGGAAAACCACCTGAAGAGCCAAAAGATTATCTTTTTCCTAAAACTGGGAAGAAAAATCCTGATGGTTCTGATGAACGATTATCTCTTCCTACTTATGCTAAAGACTGGTATGCCTGGAGTCATAGACCCTTGGAAACTATTATCCATAAGATACATCCTCTATGGGGATTATTAGGGGATTTGGCAACTAATGAAGATTATTTTAATGTAGAAGTAAGACATACTGATGACCCTCTGTTAAACCAAGCTGTACAATTGGCAAAACATATAGGTAATAGCTTTAAACCTATATCTTTAAGAAATTATGAGAAAATGGAGAGAGTAACTCCAAAAGATAAAAGGAATATCTGGATTTCAATTACAGGTATCACTTCGGCCCCTTCCTATATCACACGTTCTCCCGCGCAAAAGCTAATGACAAGAATAATTGTTGAACGAATACCTCCAAAGACTAAGACAAAAGAAGAGTTTGAAAAATCTGCATACCGTAAGACATTAAAAAACCGCATTCGTAAAGGAGAAAGGATAGACCATAAAGAAGCAAAGCAAATGTTAGGTCAAGTATCCTATAACCGATTAATCAAAGAGGCTAAAATGCCGCCTTTCGCTGATTCATTCAAAAGGCTTGGGATTAAAGATGCTTTAAACGTATATGCTATAGCTACAGAGGAAGAACGAAAACAAGTAATTAAAATATTAAAAGATAAATATAATAGAGCGGAGTCAAACACTAAAACAGAAGAAATAAAAAGTTTTTATCATCATCTCCTCTATAAATGAAATTCCTAATAATCCTACTCGCTATATTTTTATCCGGCTGTGCTGTTTCAGCTTCTAAGAATGGGGACACTCTTCTTTTAAGAGGATGGGGAGCGAAGAGGGCAGTCTGGCCGGATGGGAGTTCTATCGAAAAAGAAGAGCCGATCCACGTTCCAAATATTTTACCTTCGAAGTAAAATTTCACTAAGTTTAACAAATTCAAATAGTTATGAAAGGAAAAAATAATTGAGAAAATAGTTGACACTTTGTTAAAATGTGTTATACTTATTTTGAGATGAAAAGATTAACCATAGAGATAGATGAGAAATTAAAAGCAAAAGCTAAGGCAGAATCTTACCGTGAAGGTTTAACATTGAAAGATAAACTTACAAAATTAGTATTAGATTGGTTACGTAAGAAAAAAGTTGACTGTAATGAATAATAAAAAAATTTGCTTATGAATGTTAAAATTGACAAAGGCTATCCTAATCATTATACTATGAAATTAAACCGTCTTGAAAAATTGAAATCACAACATTGTAGATGTGAAGTATGCAAACAACCTGCCAACAGTATCCA